GCCTCCGCCTCGGTCTTGCTGCGGCTCCAATTGGCGACAACCAGCGACCCGAGGATGGTCAGGAGCGCAATGGCCCCCTGGATCATAACCCCTGCGTCAATGCCCGTCATACTGTATCGCCCGTGCTGCAAAGATGGCAAGAGTGGCGATTACCAACATCCGCACCAGCCCCAGCACCCCTTCCGGCGGCGGGACGCCATAGACGATAACGGCCACATATACAAGGGCAAAGCCCAGGCCGATAAGTGCGATGAGCAGGTCAATCGGCAGCCGTTTCTGCCAGAACAGCCGGAGGTTGGCGACGAAGGCAACCAGGCTGAGAATGATTACAAGGCAGGAAAGGATAATCATGCCAATCCCTCACGTCGCTCCTGCGCCGTCCGCGTCCCCCAATTCCGGCGCGGATTGCCGCACATCGGGCAGGAGCACGGGACGCGGGTCCTCAGCAGGCGATGAGCCATCTCGCCGTCGTCGGCGTAGAAGTCGTCCGGCGTATGCCGCCCACGAAAGATGCGCAACAACCGGCGGGCCTTTGCCTGGCCTTTCTGCCTGCGCCGGTAGTTCACGCCTGCACCTCTAGCGGCAGTTGCCGCGCCGCCTGCGCCGCCTCGATGCGGCGCCTGGCAATGTCGAAGTAGTTCTGGTCAATCTCGCAGCCGATGAAGCGAAATCCTTCTAGCACCGCACCCTTGCCGGTCGAGCCGGACCCCATAAATGGGTCGAGAACTACGCCGCCCGGAGGTGTAATCAGCCTGCACAAGTACCGCATCAGGGTGATAGGCTTGACAGTCGGGTGATGATTGCCGTCGCCATTCAACCCGTCTTCACGGTCGGCCCGGCTTGCTTTGGCGCAGTAGAAGAACCGGGCGGCGTCCGGGAATCCCGCCAGCACCTCATCGCTTCCGTCGTGGATCAGGTTCGCGGGCCAGCGACCGATATTGTCAGACGCATTCGGCATTGCCTTCTTGACCGGGTCGGAACGGTCACGCATCTTTCCACGCGCCTCAGATTCAACTGCCCTCTCTGGGTTCGGCGTGAACCCATAGATTCTTCTGTGTGCCGTAGGTGACTGTCCGGTGATTGGTATCCGGCAAGCATCGATGTTAATCCCGCCGGTCCCCCATTCAAGCACGTTTTCGGCCACGGAGCCAATCAGCGGCTTTCGCAACAACAACCAATCTTCGACGGCTGGCTTCAACGCCGTGCCCCAGCCTTTCCATTGCCGCGCGGCGTCGGTTGCAGCGGTTGTAACATTCATCGTCCGTTTGACTGTTCCATCTGGATTGCAATGGGATGGCCTGGCCCAACCATTATTGGTCTTTAGATCGCTGCCACTAAAATGCGTCTTTTTAATAATGGCGACAACCTCTCTTTCCGCCCCCGCCATCTTGTCAATCGCCTTGCTCACATCCAGCGATTTCGGAAAGCCCGACCCGAACAGGTGGGCCACCCTATCCCGCACCTCCCACCCGGCATCTTCCCATGCCGTCGCCGTCCAATGTGATGTGCGCGGTAAGGCCCACACTAGCGCATGAGCACCCGGCTTGACCACCCGCAAACACTCGCAGGCAATCGTGTTCATCCAGGCAATCCAGGAATCCCGCCCTCCCCGGTCATGGTCCCAATCTTTGCCCATGAATGAGATGCCAGCAGGCGGGTCTGTCACCACCGCGTCAACGCTCCCCGCTTCCAGCGTCGGCAAAATATCCAGGCAATCCCCCAGGTGCAGCGCCACCTCGTCGCTCACCGGCACACCACCCTTGCATCCGGCCCCACTTTCACGGTATACGCCCCCGCCGTCACCGGCAGACCTGCCGCCCGGAGCGCCTGCGCGATGTTCTGCGTTTTCATATACCTGTCGGTCGTGATACTCACCACGCACCCCGCCGGCGTCCCGGTCGGTCGCGGCGTACTCGTGGGTAACGTACTCGTGCTACTCGGAAGCGGCGTGACCGTCGGCGGCTTCACAGTCTCCGTCGGCTCTTTCGTCGCCGTCGGCGGGGCAACTGTCGCCGTCGGCCCGGGCTGGGCCTGCACTGCGTTCAGCGCATCCACCCGCCCTGATGCGCCCCACAGCGCCGGCAGCGCCACCCCCGTCGTCAGCGCCCGCCGCTCGGCCTGCTGCCCGCGCACACCGGCCCCGGCCAGCAGCGCCACGACCCCGGCGACGTGGGGCGAGGCCATCGAGGTGCCAGACCAGCAGCCGCCTACCGAGCAGATCCCGACCCCCGGCGCGGCGACGTACCAGCCGTTCCAGTTGCCCCAATTGCTGAAGCTTGCCTTGCCGTCCGCCTGGTCCGTCGCCATCACGCCGATCACGCCCGCCGTCGCGCCAGGGTAGTTCGGCTTCTGCGCCCCGTCATTCCCCGCCGCCGCGACGACGACCGCCCCAGATGCCCGGGCATACGCCACGGCGTCGGTGAGCGACTGGCTCGGCGTCGACCCGCCCAGGCTGAGGTTGATCACCGCCGCGTTGCTGTCGGCGCACCAGACGATCCCCGCCTCGACCCAGGACAAGGACCCGGCCCCCTGGTCGCTCAGCACCTTCGCCGCAAGGATGCTGGCCTGCGGCGCAACGCCGAACGTCGCCCCGGCTGCGGTCCCGGCCACGTGCGTTCCGTGCGAATGCCCGTCGGCGTAATTCCCCTTGCCGGTGAAGTCCTTCCCGCCCAGGATGCGTGTGCCGAATTCGGCGTTGGCGTTGACCCCGGTATCGGCGACGCATACCACCGCGCCCAGGCCGCGAAAGCCCAGGGCGTTGGCCTCCGGCGCCCTGATTCTCGTCAAGCCCCAGCTCGCCGCCTGGATCTCCCCTCTCCTCTCAGGGGAGGGGCCGGGGGTGGGGTCCGGTATCCGCATCACCTGGTCCGGCTCCATCCCGCCGAGCGCCGCCGCGTCGCAGGGGGCGCTGACCCGCACCCGGCCAATCTTTGCCAACTCCGGCACGAACTCCAGCGCCCAGGCCTGATCGTATTCGCTGTTGCGCTCCACTGCCTCGCGGAAAAGCATCGTGTCCTGGGCAATGTACCAGCACTTCCCCGGCGCACGCGAAACTGTCGGAACTTGTGCATAACTGCCGGCGATCAGGAACACCAGCGCCACGACCGCCAGCCCAATCCGCTCTTTCTGCGTCATGGATAATATGCCCTCGACCCATTAGCCGGGTTGTCTGACCAGCCAGGCCAGATCGTCCGGTCGCCGCCAACCGGCGGGTTGCCCCGCCCCGGCCTTGACGGGCGCCCGGGCGCCACATTCCATCCCGGCATCACCAGTAGACCGCTTACGCTCTCGTCAGGCACAACTGACAGCAGTCCGGTCCCGTCGTCGTACTCCGTCTCGACCGCCTCGAACTCCCAGATGGCGTCGACCGCCCGGCGCATGATCGCCGCCGGCGCCAGGTTGTAGACCTGTATCCGCTCGCCGGCCCGTACTTCGGATACCGGTCGCAGCGTGCCGTTGGCATGGTAAATCATCGGCCCCATGACCACCCGCGCATCAATCTTCGGGTCGCTGCGGATCGATAGCAGGAGTTGTGCGGCGCTCTCCTGGTCGGAAGCAAATTCCAGGTCCTCGACCGCCCGCGTCCGCGTCAGACCGTACCGGGCAATGCTGTCCGCGTCGGTGTAGAGTGTCCCGCGCTTGATCAGACCTTCCTCGTCTCGGTAGACATGGAAGACCTCATTCCATAATCCGTCGCCGGCCCGCCCGATGTCCACCTGCACCTGGTGGGCAGCCACCCGCCAGGCGACGGCCGTCGTCTTTGCCTTGAATACCGGCCGGCGACCTTCCCAGATTGCGAACTCATACCGCTCCGGCGTGCTCGCGCCATCTGCCCGGTCGCCCAGCCAGGCGATCCGCTCGGCGAGGTATTCGTCCTCGATCACCAGGTTGTTGATGTCTGCCGGCGTCGCTGCTTGCAGCAAGAGGGGGAACGGCCGCTTGATCGTGTACTCGTCGTTGGTGTCAAAATCGTTGTCCGACCCCCCGGCCAGCCCGGTGACTCGGACCGTCGTCGCGCTGGACACCTCGCCGACCACCCCGCTGCTGCCGTCCGTGTCATTGTATACCAGGTCTCCCGGCCGGGTCTCGGTCGTGAATGCGCCAGCGCTGTCGATCAATGTGGTCTTGCTGTTGCCCGATCCGGTGTGCGTGCCGGTGGCCACTACCAGCAAATCCTGGACCACCTGGCTGCACCGGTCGATCATTGCGTCGGTCAGGACCTCGTCGGCATAGACGGTATCATTGACCGCCGTCATCACCCGCACCGCCGATACGGTCGCGTAGACCATCGTCTTACCCAGGCTCGGCTTGATCTCGGTGATGCCTACCCGCCCGTCCAGACTGGCGGAACCCACTGACAGCCGGATCTTGACCCAGAACTTGCTCAGGCCGTTGATCGTGTCCCGATTCCAGGCCGTCCCCGGCGCCGGCAGATCAAAGGTGATGGTCCCGTCCTGCTTCAGCGTTACCCCGGTGATAATCGTCGTGTCGGCAATGGTGATCGCCGTCCACGAACTCGACCCGGCTGATATATAGGCAGTGAAGATCGATGCCGTCGTCTGCGCGTTTTTCGATTCCTTTGCCAGCTTGATTTCCAGCTTGTCAAACCATCCGTCCGCGCCGACATACAGCACTTCATCCGCTGAGCTTGCCCACCCGGTGAGCCAGAAGCCCGGCCAGGTGTGGACGTGCATCGACCGGATCACGACCGACGCCGACAGTGCGCCACTCGGAATGATTTGAACGTAATACTTGCTTACGCCCTCGCTGTTGACGGTGGTTTTCGCCCATCCGTCCGGGAGCATAAAGGTGATCTTGCCACTCTTGGCATAGCTCTTACTTGAGGATATGGTATCATCATGAATCCCGGCGACGGTCTCCCAGGAGTCGCCGTCCCAGAACTTGACATCAAGCGTCACCGAGTTGGTGTTGAGCGCCGGCGAGCTGGTGTCCATTGAAATGTCCACCACGTTGAACGGCGCATCGGAGCCGACGTAGAGTATGCTGGTCGCGTCATGTCCGCCCAACGAGATGTCCCTGAATGTGTCTTCGTCAACGTAGTTGGCCCCGTCGTAGTTCCACACCCGGGTAATCGCGCCGGAGTCGCCCTTATACTCTCCCAGGACGTGGTAAGCCGACGACTTGTAGAACATGACCACCGGCGCATCCGGCGCGGTCGTCTTCTGTTCCAACGCCTCCAGCTTGAACCATAATTCTGCCGCCGGCGCCGCAAGCACCTGGTCGACCGCAGTCGCCGCCGCCGTGTCGTCGGTGCTCCACTCGTAGGCCAAGCTGCCCGGGTTGTAGAGTCCGAACTTCCAGGCACCTGCATTTGAATCGGGGCACGAAAAAGCATAGGTGAACAGCACCCGGGCGATGTTATCCGCTGCGTCGTCGGGCACGAGTATCTTGAGGTATCCGAACTCGTTGATCTCGAAGTGGGCGCCGTTCTTGGCCGCGATGTAGACCTTGTCGGCGTTGTCGGTCTCGAATTTGTCCTGCTTGTGGTAGGCGTTATATGCCGTGCCCGGCTTGAGCCAGGAACCGAACTGCTTGTTGCTCCACAGCCGGGTATAGGTCCGGTCCGACAGGTTGCGATAGAACCCGTAGGCGGTGAGCACAACCCCGACCGGCGACAGGCGCGCCTCTTCGATCCGGCCCTCGAACAACAGCCGCCCGGCGAGTGAGTAGCCGCACAGCCTGTAGAAAATCCGCTCCTCGTACCAGCGCCAGGCCTCCTCGGGCATCGCCCGCAGGTAGACTGCCGCCTGCTTGAATCCGCCGGGGATGGCGGTAGAAAAAACGGCCGGCTCTGCCAGCCGGTCGGTCAGATTCTCGAACCAGCCCGGGCTGGCATAGCTACGGTCGTAGGCATACCAGCGGATCATCGCGCCCCCCGCACCGACCGGTAGCGTGCAACAAGCCGCGTCGTGATCTCCAGGTACTCGTCAAATGTGTGGACGCCGCTCGTGTCCTGCCAGGCGAATACCAGGACGTTTTTCGTCTTCGGCTGGCCCAGCCACAACGCCGCGCTTGAGTAGCCGGCCCCGGTCGGCGCCGGCGCCGGCACATCGCCGATGTATGTCGACTGCGATGATACCAGCACCCCGGAGGTGTTCATCGTGTAGACGCCCTCGCGCTGCGGGATATTGCCCAGCACCAGGTACTCCAACCCGGCCCACTCTTTCGCCACGAGGTTGTAAATGTTGATATAGCCCTGGGTGGGCATCATTACGGCAAAGTCGATATTCCCGCCGACCGATGTGCCGTTGTTACTACGCCACTGGTAGGCGTAGTTGAACCCGACGGCGGTGGCCGCCTGGTAGCCCTGCCGCCGCACCGGGAACCAGACCGGTCCCAGGTCAACCATCGTCCACTGGTTGTCATAGTCCGGCGTCACTGCGTCGTTCGGGTTGCTGTGCAGGGCGTCGCTCGAATTGCCCTGGTCGACGATGCGCAGCTCGATATTGTCCTTGATCCCCGTGTTGGCCTTCAGACGCAGGAGCGCCCGGAACGGCCCGCTGAACAACTCCGGCAGCTTGCTGTACCCCGTGGTACTTTGCAGCCGAGCCGCCGTCGTCGCCGTCATCCATGATTGCGTCGTCGTCGACGACAGGCCCAGCTTTGCGCCGCCCGAGCAGGCCGCGTCCGCCGTCCCGCTGAAATCGTCCCGGTACATCGACGGCACGAGCTGCCCGGCCCCGTCTGTCATGTCTGACCGCATCCCGATCCAGATCTGACCGATGTCGCCGGCGTTCATGTTCTTGATCTGCAACTCAACCAGCGCCGGCGCATCACCCGGCACGTCGGCAATGATCAGGTAGTTGATGTCGCCAACGTCGGAGTCGATATGGTTCTTGACCCAGTGGAACGATGCCCAGAACTGAGGCAGGTTCGTCAGTCCGCTGTGGAGGTATGCCTGGTCGAGGTAGCAGTCCAGCGCACTGACCGAGGCCTGGGTAACCGCCCGGATTTGAAAGTTGTGCCCGCTGTTCAGCCCGGTCGCCGTCCATGTGTACTTGGTCCAGGTCGAGGCCGTGAATGCTCCCGGCGCAATGTCGTTATATGCCCCGGCAACCCACGCCCCGGATGTGTCGTTCCAGACCCCGAACCGCAGGTTGCCCCCGGTCAGGGTATCGATCATCAGGTAGCACGACGCCTGAAACGCCGTGATTCCGGTGATGCTGGTCGATGCAATCCCCTCGCCGTTGGTGGTCGACTCGACCCGCTGCGCCTGGACGATCAGGCCGAGGTCGGTGTCGAACGATGTCGTTGAAGTACCGACCTTTGACCAGTAATCTGCCAGACCGTCCGAATTCCCGTCCTCGATAAAGGCCGGGTTTCGCACCAGGTTCTTGGCATACTGCGCCCCGGACCCGCCGCCCGGCGTCGGCCGGTCGCTTAGCCAGTATTCCTCACAGACCAACTCCAGCGTCACCTCGGCCACATACGGCACGGTCTGTTGTCTGTAACCCGCCCACGTTTCCGGCTTGACGATTCGCCCGTCGTATACCCGGCAGTAGCGGGTATAGGTCTCGTTGGTCCACTTCGCGCCCAGGAAGACCAGCACTCCTTCCTGCCCGTTCGACCGGTCATACAGCGCCGCCAGCTCCAGGATCTGCTCGACCCGGCTGATATGTCGGGCAATGATGTCCTGGCTCGCCCCGGTGATCTTCGCCCGCATGACCTCCCGCCGGACATTGCGCTTGACCTCTGAATCCGGCTCGGCGCTTGCCGGCGCCCACCCGTCCTTGAGCACCATGATTGCGCCGTCGGTCGACGCGCTCAGCAGGTCGATCTCATAACTCGAATCGGTGTAGTACAGGGCCAACGTTTGCGTCATGCCATCACCATCTCCCGCACTGCCCGGATGTCCAGGTCAATAACATCACATAGCGTCTCGGCCCACGGCGAGCGCCAGAACGCGGCCGATTCCTGTTCCTGCGTCCCCCATCGCGTTTGCCAGTCGCCGGGCACATATCCCCGCTTGGCGACATAACCTCCCGCGTCCTTGATTGCCCGATAGATGACCGACGCCGCCAACGCCCGCTCGTTTACCACGCCACCCCCGAGTATGCCATATTCCGCCGGCCCGTCCTGTTCAGAATGTACGCCACTTCCCGCGCTACTTCGTCCACCCTCGCCCGGCTGTCGACCGAGCCGATATAGAAAACCATGTTTCCGCGCGGACTAGATCCCCGCCCGCGCCCCCCCGGGGGCCCCGCGGCCG